GCAGTTTGAAGTTTTGAACCTGGATTCTCACGACGATAAGCATCAACTGCTGCCTGACTTAAACCGTCAGTTTTATCTTGGCGATTAACTTTCTGCCAGTCTTCTAGAAGTTCTTCTCTCCAGTTAGAAAATTGCTCTTTCTTCACACAACGGTTATAAGTTTTTCCAAATAACTTTTGAGTTCCTTTTTTCTCATATCCAGGCCAACATTTTTTTGCTTCTTCAATATCATGTTCTCCACTTTCAATGTAATCCGCCGCAGAGTCCAGATAGTCTGCCGCCTTTGTAATTTTTGATTGAACCCAAGCTTCAAGACTTCCTTCACCTTTACCCATTTTTTTCTTTAGTCTTTTCGCTGCGGAAATAATTGTAGAAATTTCAGAGCGAGCCATTGAATATTCATGATCCTTCTGCTCGTTTGCTGGATGTGGACTATTAGCATGATAGTGTGGGTTTGACATCGCTACTGATGATAAATTGATTGGTAGTGAATATGTATCCCAATATTTTGGTCCATATTTACACTCATCTCTCATTTCATTTTTCTTACACTTGGGGCAATATCTTTCCATATTCACTTGCTCTGATTTTGTTCCCCAATTATCGGCACCAACTTTACGGCACTTAACAAGTGCTCCAGAAGCATAAGCACTTGGCCAAACAGAATAACGAGACTTGACCTTGTGATAACAAGCATCTTTTTTGCCACTACCCTTTCCTGGTTTATCCTTTACTTCTTGTAAGTTTACTTCTTCAGTTTTAACATTTGTTGGTGCGGCACCACCAGTTTTCTCTGGTTGATTGGGATCTAAACGATTTTTTCTTCTTCTTGCTCTTTCTTCTTCCTCATCTGACATATTTGCTGCCATTTTAGAACTTCCACATTTTGGAGTAGAAGTTTGTCCTGGTTGACGAGCACATGGTTTACCTGCCCATTTTCCTCCTAATTGAACCCAACCAGATTTCCCATCAGAAGATTTTGATTTTCCAAACCAATCACGAAGACCTTCATCTCCAGAGGTAGTTTCTTCGTATGCCATACCTCTTCTAGTGTGCTTTAATTCACCTTTTTGTTTCGCAATTAATTGTTTTGAAGCAGCACTAGCTTGATTAGGAGCACTCAATGGATTTTCATCTGGAGTTTTTTTACCAGGATTGTCATAAACATCAATATCCCCATCAGCATCTCTATCAACATACTGTTTTACAGCATGATGTACCAACTGTTTTAGATCAAGATTTGGATCAAGTTGATGTTGAGACTTTGATAAATGTTTTGTCTTATGGGTAAATTTTGAAAAGGTTATTTGTTCCTTTGCTTCTGAAAAGGGAGATTTTGATTTTGTCACTTCGCCTTTCTGTCTTTTTTTACGGGCAGCACAATGAGCCTTTTGTGAAAACCCTTTTGGATTATCACAATCTATTGATCTTTTATATTTTCCAGACCAGCTCATTGAACTGTGTGTTTACTCTTTATTATTTAGAAAACCTTGTTTGAGTAGTTTTTGTAGTTCTGATGTTGATCCCACAAATACCGCATTGTTTGTAACACTGTTTGGTCCTTTATTACTACCGGTGTCTTCTTCAACATCTTTCAGTTTCTTTTGTAAGTCTATAAGTTTATCTGTTACATCTCCAACGGATTTTATTAACTGACCAGCAACTTCATATGCTCTTGGAGACCCTCCTTCTCCAGCAAGTTCCATAATTCCATTAATTGCTTCCTGACCCTTTTCAATTAATGAATATAAATTCGCACGGGTGTATTCATAATCTTTTTTAATATCTGTACTGGTTTGTTTTATAGTATCCAGTTCAGAACTACGATTAGACTCTACCTCAACAATGCTACTCTCAATGTTGAGTGCCTGATCAATTTTATCAAATTTATTTGACATGATTTTAATTCATCCGTTAAATATCTATGCTTCTAGATGGGCTATAGTCTCTAGCATCGGTAAATGAGTATAGATTGCCATTGAATCCAAAATCATCATCAACATCAACTAGACTGTCATCAGCAGCAGTTAGAAGATCAATAGAAGTATTTTCTAGATGAGTTACTGGTGTTGTTCCATCATAACCTCTCTTAACAGTAATCGTAGTTCCATCTACAATCTCAACGATCTTCATAATCTCATCATTGATGATGATTCTATTATCAGCAGCAAGACCAGAAGATGTGCTGACAGATATTCTTGTTTCAGTTTTTGTAAGAGGTTCTCTTAATACCGCAGCATTATCATCGTTATAATCTTTGAGTGCTTTTGGTGTAACCGTATATCTCAATTCGCGTTTTGCTGTTTCTCTATTTGTATCAGCATAGTAATCAACCTGAACCTTGCGAATGAGACCATCGGTTGTATCTGCGATTGGTCCAAACATATAAGTTTTCGCAGTAAACTGTAGTGTATAAATCAATGCCCTTCTGGTTGAGAAATCTCCTTCATAATCGTCTTGGAATGAAATATTATCAAGTACAACACTAATATCTCTTTTTTCACCAATAGAATCTACAAGATCAACTGTTAAATTAAATGCTGGTTGAAAGAATGGTAATATCTGCTCAACAATCTGTAAAGCATCATCATTTAATTTACAAAGAATATTAAGTTCAAATCCAATATTATAGGGGACCGGCATAAAAACTTTTTTTAAGTTTGTTCCGTCCGATGCCTTAAAAGTTTGAGTTACTCCCGCTTTTCTTGTTGAATCATACTGAATTGAGTTCATCTCAAATGACATTCTTGGTAATGTAATTTGAGTTGCCTTATTTAAGTTTGGTTGCTGCTCAATTCTAGCTAAAAACTTTTGAATTGGGCCATAAGCAAGAGGAACTCTAATATCACTTATTTCACCATCACTAGAATTTCTATGTCTAATGTGAATATCATTAAACAAAGTACCAAAGGAAACAACAGTTCTCCTTAAAATTTCGTGATAAAAATAAGTTCCTAGCATTAGTAATTTCCAAATGGATTAGATTGTGAGAAATCTAGGAAGGTATCCGCTTCTTCTTCAATTTCATCATTTTGATCATATTTATCATAAATGTCTCTATGATCATAAGATTTAACTGTGTATATGGCATATCCGTTTGATGTTGTAGCGGCAGAAACTGTAGATGATGTACCAACTATAATTTCACCTGGAATAAATCCACTAACCGTTGTTCCTATACCAACAAGAGAAACTTTAAGAACTTTAGTATCAGAATCCCAAGATTTAACTCTTCCTTCTGTTCCGGAAGTTTGACCTCTTACAACTTCATTAAAGATATATGTACCAACTCCAGTTATTAATGGTGGTGAAGCAATTGTAACTGTTGGATTATCTCCAGAAGTATATCCAGTTCCAGGACTTACTATTCTTATTGAAGAAACTTGAGTATCCGAGTTAATCACAGCGACTGCTGTTGCGGTTGTTCCTCCACTAATTGGTCCAGAAACGGTAACTGAAGGAATTGTTGGATACCCAACTCCATTATCAGACGGTGTAATAGAAATAACACCAAAGTCAGTAGTTTGTATGGAGCATGTTGCTGCTGCACCTGTTCCACCTCCGCCACTAATTGTAATGGTTGGTGGTGATAAGTATCCAATACCAGCATTTGTTAGAAGAATGCTTTCTATAGAATAGACTCCTGCTCTGTTTGTGGTTATAGCAACAGCAGTGGCATTTGTTCCTCCAGAGGGTGCTGTAGAAATAGAAACAATGGGTGTTCCAGTATATCCACTGCCATCATTATTTAAGAATATTTGACTAATATACCCGTCACCTTTATTAGCAGTAGCCACCGCTGTTCTACCAACACCAATAAGATTAAGTGTTGTGATAAATCCAGTATCTTTAATAGTTGTATCAATCTCATCAATAGAAGTATCAAGAACCTCATCTTCATATTCAAAGAGTTCACATTTCAGTTCATAAACATAATTTTTACCTAGTTGATAAAATGGTTGTTCATGTTCAACAAATTTAACCTCAAATAATCTTTGACCCAATGGAAAATAAACAAGATCTCCCTCACGAGGTCTGGTTGATAATTCTACTTCACTTTCTGGGAGTGCTGCTAAAAAAGACGCGATAAAATCCTCAAATCTCTCCTTTGATATTGTTATAGTTAACTCATCTCTTAAACTCATTCCAAATTTTGTTAGTATATCTCCAGCTCCAGTGTGTCCCTCGTAGGTATTGACATACGCCTCAATTAAAAAATTATCATCAAATACTGAAGATTGAATTTCTTCAATAATAGTTTGTTTTCTTACAAATTTCCTTGGGATATAAGTAACTTCTACACCATAGATTGTCAACTGTTCGTTGATCAAATCTTGTACGAGTCTCTGCTCGCTTGGTGATCCTTGTAGAAAGAAGGGATTAAGTGCCATTATCCAATAAAGTCGTAAGGTGGTAGTTCGTATTCAAGTGCCATTGTCTGTTTGATGCTTTCTAATTCTCTTTCAGCATCTTCGTAAATTTCTCTACCATTAAGTTCAATTCCTCCTGGAAGTTTAACTCCTCTGAACTTAATTAGATTTTGTCCCCATTGTCTCTTAATTAGAGCAGTTAAGTATTTTTTAA